CACTCCACGGCCTATCAAGCTGCTCACTGACCTGATGGCAAATGAAGCGGCGGTGATATCACGCGGCACCACCAAAGAGAATCGGCGCAACCTCGCACCGTCATTCTTCAGCCAGATCGTAAAACGGTACGAAGGGACCAGAATCGGCCGTCAGGAGCTTGACGGCGAAATTCTGATGGATACCGAAGGCGCGCTGTGGACATCGGCCATGATCGATGCCACGCGGTGCGGTATTACGCGGCCTGACCTGCGGCGTGTTGTGGTGGCGATTGACCCGGCAGTCACCAGCGGGGCGGATGCGGACGAAACCGGAATCATTGTTGCTGGCGTCGGCGTCGATGGCCTGGTGTACGTGCTGGCTGATCTCAGTTGCCGCCTACCGCCTGACGGCTGGGCAAACAGGGCGGTGAACGCCTTCGACTCATTCGGAGCCGATCGCATCATTGCTGAAGTGAACAACGGCGGCGACCTGGTAGAGCGCGTGATCCGCACGGTACGGCCTCAGATCGCCTACAGCGCGGTAAGGGCATCGCGGGGTAAGGTGCTGCGGGCTGAACCAGTCGCGGCGCTCTATGAGCAAAAGCGCGTCAAACACACGGTTCCGTTTAACGCGCTAGAATTGCAGATGATGGAGTTCACCTCCGATTACGATAAATCGCCGGACCGCCTTGACGCTCTCGTGTGGGCAATCACGGCGCTGGTGATCGACGCCGAACCGGAACTGAGGATCAGGAGCCTATGAACTGGAAGTTCTGGCAGACGACCGAAACGAAAGAATCGGCGGTGGCGCGCTCGCTGGTCACGCTGGGGCTGGGCTCTGCGGGCTGGTCGGACAATGCCGGGATTGCGTTAGCCCGAAATGGCTACATGCGCAACCCGGACGCTTACGCCTGCGTGAACCTGATTACTTCCAACCTCCGGCAGATTGATCCCATTCTCTACCGCGAGGGCGCGCGGGATCAGCACATTGACCTTCCGTATACTCACCCGGCCTATCGCCTGATCGAACGGCCCAACGAGCATCAGGACTGGTCAGCGTTCGTTGAAGCATTCGCGGCCAACCTGCTGATTTATGGCACGGCCTACATCGAAGCGGCCAGCGACACGCGCGGCGCGCCACGGTTCCTGTATGTGCTGCGCTCTGACCGGGTAACGATTAACACCAACCGCGACGGCTCCGTCAAGGATTACGACTATCAGGGGCCAGTGGCGCGGATCACGCTACCAGCTGAAAACGTCGGCCACGTGCGATTCTTCCACCCTGACGACGATTGGTACGGCTTCTCGCCGATGGCGGCGGCTATGGCCGTGATCGATCAGGAGAACGACGCGCACGAACTTAATAAGCGGGTATTGAAGAATCAGGGGCGTTTGTCTGGTGGCCTGTTCACGGAGCGCTCGCTGACTGCTGACCAGTTCAACCAACTGAAGACAAGCCTGAATGAAACATTCAGCGGCCCCAACTACGGCAAGCCGGGATTGTTTGAGGGCGGCTTCAAGTGGCAGGAGATGGGACTGTCTCCGTCAGCGCTGGGCATGTGGGACGGACTGAAGATTCACAAGCGCACTATCGCGGCGATCTTCCACGTTCCACCGGAACTGATCGGCGATACCGACTCCAAGACGTTCAGCAACTTCAGGGAAGCGCGTAAGGGCCTGTACACGGAAGCGGTTATCCCGCTGCTCACGCTGATCACGGGATTCCTGAATCACTGGCTGATGCCGCGATTCGGCGCTGGAATCTCCATCGGGTTCGACAAGGACAAGATTGACGCGCTGGCAGAGGACCGCGAGAGCGCGTATCGGCGCGTTAGCGATCTCTACGCGGTGGGATTGCTGACGCGGGAACAGGCGCTAGATGAGCTGGGCTACGGAGTGCCCACTGGCGGAACCTACATCACTGACGCGGCGGCGGTGGCAAAGTCTGATGAAGAGATTGTCTGGAAATCGTTTGATGATCGGCGGCGGCGCTTTGAACTTCAGGCGCGGCGGGCGATTGAAGATGCGTTTGCCCGCGAGCGGGAGTTGGTCATTGCGGCGGCGGCGAATGGCAATAGCGCGGCCATCGATCAGGCGGTGAAGTCTAATGAACCCGCATGGGCTGAGGTGTATCGCTCCATCGTTATGCGGGTGGCCAGCGACTTTGCGACGGAAACCACCAACGACCTCAAGGCGCAGGACGGCCGCTTCGAGACGAAAGCCGTTTCTGACGTGTGGCTGGCAGCGGTGCTTCAATGGGTACGCGATACCACGGCGGAAAAGGTAGAAGGTATCGGCGACTACACGCGCGAACTGCTGAAGACCGACATCACGCGGGCGCTGCTCGAAGGTGCCAGTACGTTCAACCTTCAGCGCGTCATCGCGGCGTCCTATGCCGGGTTCACGGACTACCGGGCCGAACGCATCGCGCGAACGGAAGTGGTAGCGGCGTCCAATCTGGGAAGCGTGGCGGCGGCTCAGGCCACCGGGCTAGAGCTGCGTAAGAAGTGGCTGGCCACGCCTGACCCACGGCTCAGGGATTCGCACCGGGCCGTGAATGGGCAGGTGCGCGGGCTGAAGGAAGCGTTTAGCGTTTCCGGCTCGCGGCTGATGTTCCCCGGCGATTCGAGCATGGGCGCGGCGGCGGCTCAGACGATCAACTGCCGCTGTACGCAGACCTATGAGGTGGTAGAGTAAGGACATGCAGACCATCGGCTTTGAGTTCAAGGCTGACTCGATCAGCGATGCTGGCATCTTCGAGGGCTACGCCGCAACGTACGATCTCGATAAGCAGTACGACGTGATCGAGCGCGGCGCGTTTGCAGAGACGATCTCCAAGGGCGTCGATTGGCCGATTCTCTGGCAGCACCAGCGGCAAGAGCCTATCGGCGTCAACATGGCGGCGGCTGAGGACTCGCGTGGGCTGGCCATCAAGGGGCAATTGAACCTTGAAGTACAGCGGGGCCGCGAGGCGTTTTCGCTGATGAAGCAGGGCGCGCTGAAGGCGCTGTCTATCGGTTTTTCACTGGGGCCGAATGATGCGAAGTTCGACGAATCGGGTAGCTACCCGGTACGCCGCATCAGCAAGCTACAGATGTTTGAGTATTCTCCGGTCACGTTTCCGGCCAACGACCGCGCATTGATTCAGCGCGTCAAGGCCAATGAGGAACTGACGGAGCGAGAGTTTGAAGAGTTCCTGCGGGATGCTGGATTCTCACGCACAAAGGCAAAGGCTATCGTCTCACGGGGATACCGTGGGATTCAGCGGGAGGCTGATGATAGCGCTGTAATGGCCACGCTCGCGGCGGTAATCGCCATCGAGAAGGCGCGTCTGAATGTCACTGCCTAAGGAGGCAACCCAATGGAATCCACTGCGATTTTGCAGGAATTCAAGCAACTGATCGTTGATCAGAATGCAAATATCAACCGGATGATGGATGAAAAGCTCAAGAACGGCGCACCGTCGCCGGAACTGAGCGAAAAGGCCGAACGGCTGGAAAAGCGCGTTGCGGAGATTTTGGAACAGAAGGCCGCCAGCGAAGCCAAGGCCGCGCAAGCGGAAAGCCGCATCAGCGATCTTGAAGCCAAGCTGGCGCGCGGTTCCCGCGATGAGCAGCAGACCAAGGACGCGCTGGGCGATGCGCTGAAGGCCAACGCCGAAGCGATTCGAAACGTGGCAGAGCGCAAGGCTTCCCGCGCGTTCTTCACCATCGAAACCAAGGACGTCACCACCCCGGCGGCGGCTTCGCAGTCCATCACCAACCGTAACGCGGAGTTTGGGCGCGGCCCCATCGACCTCTCGCTATACGGCATGGTGGAAGGGCTGATTGCCCAACGGCCCATCGACACGGGCGGCGCGACCATCATCCGTCAGGGCACGTTCACGAATAACGCCAACGTGCAGACGGAAGGCAGCGCTAAGGGCGAGTCCGACATCGCCTACACCCAGGTGAACTTCCCGGTCCAGACCATTGCGCACTTCATCCAAGTGTCGCAACAGGCGATGGAAGACTTGGAAGGCATGCGGTTTGAAGTCGAGAATCGCTTGCTGTCTGGCTTGGCTGTGGCCAAGGAAAACCAGATCCTCAACGGCTCGGGCACCGCGCCGAACCTGCAAGGGCTGATCCCCGGTGCGACTGCTTACAGCACCGCGCTGACGGTTTCCGGCGACAATCAGATGGACCGCATCCGCCGCGCCATTTTGCAGACGATCAACGCGCAGTACTTGCCGTCTGGCATTGTGATCTCTCCCACGGCATGGGCGCAGATGGAAACGCTGAAGTCCAGCGCGGGCGGGTACTTCATCGGCAACCCGAACGGCACTCAGGCCGGTATGCGGCTCTGGGGCCTTCCTGTGGCTACCACACTCCGGTTGCTGGGCACTGGCTCCCCGGTGGTCGATAACTGGCTGGTGGGCGCGTTCTCCTCGCATGTGGTTCACCGCGTGCGTCAGGGGATCTCCATCGCCATGTCGAGCGAGGATGCGACCAACTTCCAAGCCAACTTGGTCACCATCCGCGGGGAAATGCGCATGGCTCAGGTGATCTACCAGCCGGGCGCGTTCTTCACGGGCACCTACGCCTAAGCAGTAACGCCAATCGGGGCCGGGTTCGCTCGGCCCCTTGGTTCCATTATGAACTGGCTATTCTGTCGCATCTTCGGGCACAGGCCGCACGTATCGCGGCTGTTTTGCTGTCGATGCCATGAAGCCTACCCGATGCCCTATCCACCAGCACCGCGAGAATGGCCGAAGCCACCATGTACGAACAGATCACGCTAGTTACTGATGCGGCGGCGGTTCCGGTCGAACTGTACGAGTTCAAGGACTACGCGCGCGCGGCTGGGTTCAGCGCTCACGATTCAATCCTTCAGGTGGCCTTAAATGGGGCACTAAATCAGGCGGAAGAGCGGGCGCGACGTTTCTTTGTGGATCGGGTGATTGATGTCACCTTCAGCGCGATGGATGAAAACGGCGCTGGGTCAGCCTTTGTTCGGCTTCCAATGGGGCCTGTGGCGATCGCAAGTGTTACCACGCGCGACGATCAAGGCGCGTTGGTAGAGACGCTGGCCAGCACGACCTATCGCCTGTTGGGCAATCGGCTGTACTTCAGTTCGGTTCCGTCTTTGCCTACGCTCATCGGCGGGCTGGTGGTGCGGTATACGGCGGGCTTTGGAACTACGCTATCGCCTCCTGTGGCCGTCCCCGCGTCGCTCAAGCTGGCCATCATGAAGTTGGCCATGCGCAGCTACACGGGTGATCAAGGGCAAGACCCCAAGTATGAAGCTTCGCTCAAAGCGCCGATTCCGTCTGACGTGGCGGCGGAAATCGATCAGTACCGAATCGAGGTGCTGTAGGTGGTCACGAATACCTTCTCCCCGGCCGTCCGGGCGCTTGCGTCGCGCGTCCCTGATTATGTGGCGCGTGCCATTCAGGTAGCGGCTGTGGAGATCGAGAGCGATACAAAACGGGCGCTGACCAGCGCTCAACCGTACCCAGCGGTGAACACCGGGCAACTGCGGGCGAGCTACCGCATTGTGATTCAACCGGGGCGCATGGCGGCGCGTGTCGGCTCCGATCTTCAACACTCCAAGTTTGTCGAGCACGGCACCGGGCCGCATTGGGCACCTATTGCGCCGCTGCTGTATTGGGCAAAGCGCAAGTTTGGCAAAGAGGGCGAGCGCATCGCCTACGCGGTTCAACAGGCTATCGCACGGCGGGGCACGGCGGCGCGTCCGGCGCTGGGTCCAGCCTTTGAGCGCGCGCGGAAAACGCTACTGGCGAAGATGAAGCGAGCGGTGCGGGAGTCTCTAAAGTGAAGATCACCGAAGCGCGGGCGGCGCTGATCGCTTACATCACCGGGCTTGATCTCACGATAACGGGCGTGTTCGATGAACCGCCGCGCCATGATCCATTCCCGTTTGTGCGGGTAGGCGACGCCATCGCAACGCCGGATGATTTGCTGGTTGAGCGCGGCTCTCAACAGGTGATCGAAGTTCACGTGTTCACGCGCGAACCGCAACGGGATCAAGTCAATTTGCTGGTTGGTCAATTGCATCAGGCGCTACATCGGGCCACGTTCGACGTAGAAGGCTGTCAGAACGTGCAAGCGCTGGTAGAGCAGGTGAATGTGTTCGAGGACGCTGGCGACCCCGCAAAGACGCGGCAATGGCATGGAATTGTGAGAGTGCGGGTGATCCTGTTCAATGTTTAAGAGCTTCTCCATTTCGGTAGTGACGCCAACGCGCAACCGGGCCGACATGCTCCCGGCGCTCGAAGCGTGCATCAGGGCGCAAACGCTGATGCCGGATGAGTGGATCATTGCCGATTCTTCGGATGAGCGCCGGGAGTACACGACCGTGATGCGCACGCGGGCCGCGCGTCAGCGCATGGAGACGCGATGGTTC